ATTTAATCACAGTGGTTCTACCAAGTGTTGCAACACTTGGTAATTATTGTTTTTTGGGGTGTTTTTCCTTAACAACCGTTGATTTACCAAGTTTGATTGTCGCAGGTCAAGGGAGTTTCCAACAATGTTCAAGTTTAATATCTATTAATTTTCCAAGTTTAATTAATATTAAAGACTATTGTTTTTATGGTTGTACATCATTAATAAATATCAATATACCTGCTTGTATAAATTTAGGAACAACAACAGGAAATAACAATGTATTTTCAAACATTAACTCAAATATCATCACATTAACAGTTCCTTCTACATTGATGTCTTGTGATGGAGGTTTACCTGATGGAGATATAGTTATATTACAAGGAAATAACACAGTAACCGTCTTAACTAATGCGTTACAAATATCTATGACGTTTGTGAACACAAGGAGTTTAACTTTTTTTATTGGCAATGATCCTAGTGATATCAATGCGTGGAATACTAAATTTAATCTACCTACAAACGGTAATATATTTACTTCTGTTATTGTAAGAGGAAATTCTGTTATATTATTAGGTGGAAGTAATATTCATTTGAAAGACAACTTATTTAATCTTACTCTTGGTAGTAATGATAATGGCTTAGTGTCTTTTATTGATGGTGGATGTATTATAAGTGCAGGAAACAATGTGTTTGGAAATCAAAATCAACAAAAAGCCAATAGTAGTTTAACTACAATTAATCTTTCTGCTTTAACTACTGCTGGAAATGATTGTTTTTCTAATTGTTTTATGAATTACTTTAATGCACCATTATTGGAAACAATTGGTAATTCATGTTTCTATTACTGTTATTATTTGACTTCACTTAGTCTTCCTAGTCTAATAACCGCAGGGAATGAATCGTTTGCTTTGCTGAACTCATTAACAAATCTTGACTTACCTAAATTAACAACTGCTGGAACTTCCTGTATTTCTTCTTGTTCTAGTTTGACTTCACTTAGTCTTCCTAGTCTAATAACCGCTGGGTATCGTTGTTTATATAACAATACTAATTTAACCTCTTATGATTTACCAAAATTAACAAGTGCTGGCAGTGAATGTTTTAGTGGTTGTGTAGCATTAGTAAATGCTAATTTTCCAAGTTTAACTACTGCTGGAAATACTTGTTTTTCTTATTGTACAGGACTAGTAAATATTAATTTACCAAGTTTAACTATTATTAGGGATAATTCTTTTACTGAATGCAGTTCATTAATATCAATTAATTTACCAATTTGTACAAATTTGGGATCAACTATTGGTAACAATGGTGTATTTGATGGAATAATAGGAAATACAATAACATTAACCATACCTTCAGCATTAATGACTTGTAATGATGGTATAACCACTTTTGATCCTGATGGAGATATTCAATATTTACAGGCAAATAATACGGTAAATGTGATAACCGTTTAAATTTTTATTTTTTAAATATAATTAAAAAATTTTAAAAACACTTGTATTTATAATAAATGAAGGCTATATTTGTAGCACAATTATATAATTGAAAATAATTTTAACTGTAAATTTTTTAAAATGGAAAACCAAAATTCAAATGCGACAAATGCCCAAGGCGGCAATTTGTCAGATTTAAAAAGAATGTTTAATGACTACCAGAAAAAACAAACCCAAGCTGGTTCAGGTAACAGAAAAACACGTGAGGACATCTTATCAAAGTACTTCGTCCCTCGTAAAACCAAAGAATTGTTTAGGATTCTTCCCCCAAAAGGAAACAAGAAACACATTGAAGAAGCATTCTTCCATGTTGTCACTACTAACGCTGCTGGTGGTAAGAAAAAGCACGGTACTGTTGTTTATTGTCCTGCTCACAATGACGTTAAGGTAAAAAAAATGGACAGTAACGGTAATCCTGTTTTGGATTCTTCTGGTATTCAAATTATGATTCCAGCACCATGTCCTTTGTGTGCAAAAAACAAAAAACTCATTGCAACACAAGATCAATCTTTAAAGGGCATTAAGAAAGAGAACATGAATGATGATCAATTGAAGATTAAGGCAAAAAATGATGAAATCTACAAGGATGCCATCAAATGGGAAGCGAAAAAATTTTACATCGTTCGTGGTATTGACAAGGGTCAAGAAAAAGACGGTGTTAAATTCTGGAGATTTAAACACAATTACAAAAATCAAGGTACTCTTGATAAACTTCTTCCTATAATTCAAGAATATATGGAAGTACAACAGGCAGATTTTTCTAACCCTCAGAATGGTACTGATTTAAGTATTATTATGACCGATAGCGAATTCAATGGTCATGTTTACAAAACAATTTCTGCAATTAGTTATCGTGGTAAATCACCACTTCACAGCGATCCTTTGGTTGCAAGACAATGGCTTGATGATGATATTATTTGGAGAGATGTTTTTCTACCCAAAAGAGCACCAAACACAACTCCTTATGAGTTTTTGGAGATGATTGTTAGAGGAGAAAATCCTTATTGGGACGACACTGACGCATCTAACAAGCATTGGGTGTTCCCAAATCGTCCTGACTTGGAAGAAGCAGCAAATACTCGTAATCGTAATCTTGATGCCGATGCTGAAGAAGATTTTGAACAAGCATCTGACTTGGATGAAGAATATCCACGTGTCACAATTAATAACATTACCGAATCAAAGGTAGGTACTTATAATGACAATGCATCTGATTTGGGGGCTGAAATACTTGCAAACGCACCAAAGGTTGTTGATGTAGTAGAAGAAGAACCTGAGAGTGATAATTATGAGGATCTTCCTTTTTAAGTATTGAGATTTTAAAATTAATAATAAGGGGATGAAAATCCCCTTATTTACATAATTTAATTAAACATAAAATTACATGGCAAAAATAGAAGAAGTTCCCTCAAACGATAAGGGACGTAAACCAACAGCGAAAAAAACATTTTCTTTGGATGATTTTAAGAAAAAAATAGGGGGAGAAGATATACCAGATAAACCATTACTTTGGATTCCAATTGATAGTGCATTGGAAAATGTTACAGGTATGCCCGGTTTTCCGAAAGGATACATATCAACCTGTTGTGGTTTTTCGAACAGTGGAAAATCTACTGCAATTTGTTTAGGAATTGTTTCTGCACAGAAAATGGGATTACTACCAATAATTATTGATTTAGAAAATAATTTAAGTAAATATAGGTTAACCACAATGGGATTTGATTGGGATGGTGATTATATTTTTATTGATAATGAATATTTACTTACAAATTTTGGTAAAGTTAGCGATAAGACTAGAAATTATGCCTCAATTGAAGATTTGGCTAATTGCATAAGATTCTTTTTAAAGGAGCAAGAATTGGGAAATATACCATATGACATGGTGTTTGCAATCGATTCTATTGGTACGTTAAATTGTAATAAAACAATTAATGCTGCTGAAAAAAATGAGTCAGATTCAAATTTCTGGAATGCTGGTGCATACGAAAAAGAATTTATGTACCTATTTAATGATGTAATTCCAAACAGTAGAAAATCAAATAAGCCGTATACTAATACAGTTATTGCCGTTCAAAAAATAGGCAGAGATGCTATGAATAATACCATAACCATGAAAGGTGGACGTACTTGGGAATATGTACCAAGATTGCAATATTATTTTGGGGGTATTTTATCTAAGGGGGTTAAAAAAATCACAGCCGTTTCAAAAAAGAAAGAAATTTCATATGGGGTTTCCGTAAAGGTAAATATTTTGAAAAACCAGATCGACGGCCCGCTTGGTGGTATTTCGATGGAAGGTTCAATTATATCAGTGCCACACGGTTTTATTACTGCAGAAGGGATTGAGGAATATAAAAAGAAAAATATTTTATATTTCCGTAATTTATTTGGAAACGATGAATTAACTGTTGATGACATTAGTACTGGTGAACGAATTGAAGGTAGTGATGGTAAATTATTATATGATTTTATTGATAAGTCTGAATAAGGGATATAATATAAATAAAAATAACTATTTAACTGAGAAATAAATTTTAAAAATATTGTGGAAGTTTAATATTTCCACAATATTTTAATTAAACAATGAAACCTATTAATTATTGGACATACGAAAATTGTAAAGTAGAAGCATTGAAATACCACAATAGGGTTGATTTTAGAATAAAATCCAGCGGTGCTTATTATTCGTCCCGTAAAAATGGGTGGCTAGAGGAAATTTGTTCACACATTATAAACAAGAAAAAAACAAGTAATTATTGGACTTATGATAAGTGTAAAGAAGAGGCATTAAAATATAAAACAACAAATGAGTTTAAACTAAATTCCGTGGGGGCATATGGATCATCAAAGAGAAATGGGTGGATGGTGAAAATATGTTTACATATGATCCAAAAGAAAAATTCTAGTTATTGGGAAAATATTGAAAATTGTAAAAACGAAGCATCGAAATATAAAAATAGAGGAGAGTTCAAATCAAAATCTAATTTATCATTTAAAATATCTCGTAAAAATGGTTGGTTAAATATTGTTTCTCCACTTACGAATGTCAATGCTGCCCCAAATAATTATTGGATATACGAAAGGTGTAAAAAGGAGGCATTAAAGTATTCCACGAGAAGTGAATTTAAAAGGAAATCCATAGGTGCTTATGCTGCTTGTTTGAGAAACAAATGGGATGATGAATTATTTTCACATATGATAAGAATTGGAAATAGATATTTAAAATGTGTTTATGTTTATGAGTTTTCTGATAATTGTGCGTATGTTGGACTTACATATAATATGGAAAGTAGAACTCATGATAGAAATAAAACTGCAACCGATTCTGTTACAAAACATATTAAAGAAACGGGGATAAAAAACCCAACATTAAAACTGTTAACTGATTATATTAATGTTGATGAGGCGGTTATTTTAGAAGAAAAATATGTGAAAGAATATAAAAATAATGGTTGGTGTTTATTAAATAGTGCAAAAACTGGTAGTGTTGGTAGTGTTAGAAAATGGAACAAAGAAAAGTGTTTGAATGTTGCATTAAGATGTAAAACATATGGTGAATTTAGTAAAAATTTTTCTGGGGCGTACCAATGTGCCTGTACAAACGGTTGGTTGAATGAAATTTGTTCTCATTTAACAAGAAAAAATAAAAAAGGGGGTTATTGGACAAAAGAATTGTGTAAATTGGAATTCTTGAAATATAAAACACTAAAGGAAATAAGATTAAATTCCAAAACGGCATATTCTAAGGCATCTAAGAATGGATGGCTCAGTGAATTAAATTCGCATATGATAAGGTTTGTAAAAAGTAGAGGATATTGGACAAAAGAACGTTGTTTAGAAGAGGCACTTAAACATTTTAAAAAAACTGAGTTTCGTAAAAAAAATGGAAGCACATATGTTATTGCATGCAAAAATGGTTGGCTAAATGATATTTGCTCTCATATGATCAAAAAAGAACCTAAATTATGAAAACCCGCACATTATTAATTGATGGATCATATTTATTGAAACGTTCGTTTCATGGGGCTAAAGACATTTACAATTCTAAAGGAATACATATTGGTGCAATATATCAATTTTTAACCACCGTAAGAATGTTAATATCAAAACACGCAATAAACCGCTGTGTGGTTTTCTGGGACGGTGATCAAGGAGGAAAACAACGTTATTTAATTAGTTCTGATTATAAAAGTAACAGAAAAAATAAGGATTGGCATAATAGAATCGAGCTTTCTGATTTCGAAATAAAAAAAGAGAAAGAAAAAGAAGAATCGATTTTATATCAACGAATAAAAATTAAAAATTATCTTGAGAACGTTTTTATAAAACAAATTGAGGTGTTAGAATGTGAGGCAGATGACCTAATTGCCAAGTATTGTATTGAACATAATAATAAGGAAGAGCTATTTTTATTCACAAATGACCGTGACTTCGCTCAACTTTTATATTTAAATATGGTCATAATTTTTGGTAACATACCCGAACCTGTTAATAAGACTAATTACATGATGCATTTTAATCATCATTATTCAAATGCATTAACATTAAAAATAATTTGTGGAGATGTTGCTGATAATATTAAAGGAATTGAGGGAGTTGGTGAGGATACGCTATTAAAATTATTTCCAGAACTAAAATTTAAGCATTTATCTGTTAGGGAGATTTGCACCAAAGCAGACGAGATAAATAAAGATAGAATTTTAAATAAAAAGAAAC